GTACTGGACTATTATCCAATTAAGAACCTGAACGATAACATTTATCAAGATGAAGTTTTGAGGGTGTTATCATTTAAGGGAGAAACTCAAACGAAAAGAATCATCACAACTGAAAGAATGGGTGATGAAGTATTAGATAGAAAGGATAACTTCGATTATATTATAACAGATAACAGTAAAGGATTACCACAATTCGTATCACATTCACAGAGGAAATTGTATGTATAGTTCATTTCACTTTCAAAAGATTTTCTGGGTAGATGAGAAGTTAAAGTTCAAATGTTGCCCACTAAATGATGATCAAATGACTGGTAATTTCGATAAGACAGTATTAGTTAATGTCAAAACAGTAGAGAATATTATTAGTGATACAGAGGACATCAATCTATTACTTGACATTCAGAAAGGAGAAATACTTAATCAGTTAAATTACAACGGTTCGTTAACAATGAGGGAACAATGATTCACCTATTCGTGCTATTATTAATCTGTATAATTGCATCATCAATGATAACACTTTACGTTTACAATCCACATCATCATTAATAACAATGAACACAGATGAATTACAATCCTATTATGCAAAACAAGCACTAATAGATAGAAACCAAACCCAAGGATTATCGTCATTAATTAACACCGAAGGGAGAAGATTTCCTTCAGAAATCGTCACAAACAAATCACAAGATGATTATAAAAAGTGTTATAAACCGTATCGTACATTAAATAACTATTAATCCAGGAATATGCAATCAATGACTGAATACAAATGGAATGAAGATTTCTACAAAGAAATAGTCAAAGACCACAATTATCGGTTCCCGAAGTATAATAGTATTGATTATCCCTTACCTAGTATAACATCTAAAGAGGACAGATCGTGACTCAAAACTATACACGACATAACAAAAGTCCTCTAAGTAGTGAACATTTAAGACAATTAGATTGTCTCTATGAAGCATACAATCAAGAAGGTAATTCAGAAGGAGATAGAAGATTTTACTGGGCAAAGATTCAACAGTTAACTAATAGTCTAACTGAGTAAGTTTTCCACAGTTATTGATACTTCCTGTGGAAAACTATAGGTAAAAGTATTAAATTAGGGTTAAAAATGGTCATATAAATAGAACCTTTCGTTCTATAAGTTTTCCACAATGTTGTTAAAAACCCTTGTTAATATGTGGAATAAGTGTTAATTAGTAGAGAAATTATGTGGATAAAGTATCACAGTCTTGTTATCTAAGCGAGTTCATTATAACACGAACTCGCTCAAATTACCAGACCCACGGTAATAATTTGTAAGGATATTACGTTTTCCACAGTATAAACTAGAACCGATAGTTTAGGTTCGTTAGTAACATTATTTTATACATAATACATCTGAACTAATTGACATTAACTCCAAAGTATTGTAGAATACTTATTAACACTCTCCTTCCTCTAATCCGATGACAGTTAGTAACTATTACGGGCAGAAGACAAAGTATAGAATAACACTAGAATTAGATGTCTTAGATGACTTTAACCCTCGTGATATTTCGTGGGAAAAGTTATTCGATTTACAAGACAATGAGAGCGTAGAAAGTGTTATCGAAGACTTGCAAGATCCTGTGAGTTGGTAACAGTAAAGGGGGGTCGATTAAAGTGTCCCTAATGTATATGACCTGAGTAAGTCTCTAAAAGATTCTTGTAAACAATTACCGCCTAATTAGGTTCTTTATTATGTCAGTTAGTAGCACACAGTTTGTATCACCTAACTTTGCAGAATTTCTATTGGAAAATGCAAACAATGGTAATGAAATCTTAGCAGTCCTTGATGATATTGTGGAGGGTGCAGATACAGTCCTATAAGTAACAACAACCGTTCCCCTGCTAATTAACACTTAGTGGGGGCATTTTAATAAGACTTAAATGTTACTTAGTGGTTTACACAGTTGTTGACACATAGGCAGTTAATATGGTATAATTGTTATATCCGTGTTCTTGCAGTTGTTTGCGGTTCGTTTATATTTTGCGTCGGTTGCGTTGCCCCGTTTATAAAAAAGGGTAAGTCCCTAACCTACAGAGGTGACAGATCGAGTTGTATATATAAAAATCTGAAAAAAATTCTGAGACCCAAAAAGGTTTCTATATAAAAAAATCGCCCATAGAAAATATGGAAGAGACAACCTATCACATCTATGCCAAGGAAAGAGTGCTATATTGCAATCTGGATGAAGAGGAGTTTGAAGAGAAATGGGAACTACTTCAAGTTATGGTAGGGTTATTAAAGACAGACTATACTGAGAGAGACTTATCATATATCAGGTTAGGACCAAAGTGTGGTGTAGGAGGTGCTGGTAAGATCATTCAGAAAACACCTATGTGGGAAGAGGATTCGTATTGACAAACAGATAAGAATGGTTTATAATTAGGGAGTAATTACAAGGTATTATGGGAAAAGGATTTACTGTAAAAGCAAATGCCCCTACTAAGAAAAAGGAAGAGTGGGATATCCCTGCTATCAAAGAACGGTGGAAAGGTAAGACAATAGTATTCTGTCTACCTGGTAGAGGATGCTCATATATCTTCCTAAAGAATTTTGTACAACTATGTTTTGACATGGTACAGAATGGAATGTCTATACAAATTAGTCAAGACTATTCCTCTATGGTTAACTTTGCGAGATGTAAGTGTCTCGGAGCAAATGTATTACGTGGACCTAACCAGATTCCTTGGGATGGTAAACTAGCATATGACTATCAGTTATGGATTGACTCGGATATTGTCTTTGACACTAACAAGTTCTGGCAACTAGCAGATCTTGCAATTCCTGCTGAAGGAGCAGAGAAAGAGATTACAGCAGGTTGGTATGCAACAGAGGATGGCAAGACTACATCTGTCGCACACTGGTTAGAGGAAGATGACTTCCGTAAGAATGGTGGAGTAATGAACCACGAAATGGTGGATGGTATCAGCAAGCGTAAGAAACCTTTCACTGTAGACTACACAGGTTTTGGATGGGTGCTCATTAAAAATGGAGTCTTTGAGGAACTTCCATATCCTTGGTTTGCTCCTAAGATGCAAGTCTTTGAGTCTGGTAGTGTACAAGACATGTGTGGAGAGGACGTATCGTTCTGTCTAGATGCCAAAGAGAAGGGTTATGAAATCTGGTGCGATCCTCGTATTAGAGTCGGTCACGAAAAAACTCGTATCATATAAAGCAATGAACGAAGAACAGCAGTTATCTATGGGGCGATCCATTAAGTGGGTCGATTCCCATATGCCTTCAAAGACATCAGAAGAACTATGGTATCTTTGTTCCAATATACTTACAGAACTATCCGAGCGTGACTCGGTTCGATATCGCATACGTGCTACAGAGGCATCTCTGGCGGCGAAACTCGATTTAATTGATGAAGACTTTACACACGACTCGGAGGGTTGTTAAATGGCAAAAATGTTTAATACTAATGTTGATCATATAGAATCAAAACCGAAAAAATCTCGTCAAGGAAACGGGAAGCATACCAAATATGCAGCGACCTCTCGTAATAAAGCAGCAAAGAGAACACGAGGACAGGGTTAGGAAACTCAAATAAATATAAAGGACTCCTATGAGTCCTTTTTTTATTGGTTCTACTATTATGGAAGAAAAGAAGATGTTGCGAGAAATCGCTAATGATAAGATCACTCCTAAGAAGACTGATCGTAATGTGAATAACGACCTTTATGAAAATGATGGTCTAGATTATGATAATGATGTATACGCACCGTGCGATATATAAATATTAATTAATACTAATAAATAAAGTAAGGTTTATAATAAGTAAATGCCTTTACAGAGGGTAAGTCAAGGATTTAGGGACATTAGCATGAGTTTTCAGGCTAATCCACTTAATGGTGACCTTATAGGACTTAAGAATGAAAATGCTATAGCACGAGCATTAAGGAACATCGTTTTTACCTTACCTGGTGAGAAGTTCTTTAATGAGAACTTTGGTTCTAATGTCTCTGCTTCTCTTTTTGAGAATATTGATGATATTACTGCTTCTACTATAAAGGATGAGATATATCAATCAATTCAAAACTTTGAACCAAGAGTTGAACTGACTAGTGTTAACGTCTACCCAAACTTTGAAGAGAATGGGTTCGATATAGTGATTAAATACATTATTATAGGAACAGAAGTTCCTCCTCAAGAGTTACAATTTGTTTTAATACCAACTAGGTAAGATGCCATTAGTTAATTTCTCTAACCTTGATTTTGATCAGGTTAAAACAACACTTAAAGAATATCTTCAGTCGAATTCCAACTTCACTGACTATGATTTTGAGGGAAGTAACCTCTCAAGCATAGTTGATGTTCTGGCATATAATACTTACATCACTTCATACAATGCCAATATGGTAACGAATGAAGTTTTTATCGATAGTGCGACATTAAGAGAGAATGTAGTTAGTTTAGCAAGAAATATTGGATATTTACCTCGTTCTAGAAAGGCATCACAAGCAACTATAAGTTTTTTCGTTGATACATCAAGTGTAACACCAACACCATCGACTATTATACTGAAAAAAGGTCCAGTTGTGGCATCTCAAGGATCTTTTGGTGGTTCATCTTATGTTTTTTCGATTTTAGACGATATTACGGTTCCTGTTGTTGATAATATTGCAACATTTAGTAATATTACTGTTCATGAAGGCACAGTTTTAACATCTAACTTCGTTTTTAGTTCAAGAAACCCAAATCAGAAGTTTATTATTCCAAATGCAGGTGTTGATACTGGATTATTGAACGTAACAGTCGAACCAAACGCAAATTCAGTCAATGTAACGCAAAAATATAATTATTCTCTTCAAGATAGTCTTCTTGATGTAAAAAATAACTCAAAAGTCTTCTATTTACAAGAAATTGAAGACGAACAATACCAAATTTTCTTCGGAGATGGTATTTTTGGTCAAAAATTAGAAGATGGTAACTTTGTAACTGTCGATTATATCATTTCTAGTGGAAGTTCGGCAAATGGAGTCAATGCTTTTGACTTTTCTGGTCGAATTGTTCACCAGGTAGCAGGTGCAGGACAAAATAGGACTGAAACACCTATTACATCAGGCATTTCTCTTGTAACATCCAACATAAAAGCAACTGGAGGTGAAAGTATTGAGTCAGTTGAGTCTGTTAAGAAGTTTGCACCTCGAATTTATGCTTCTCAGAACCGTGCATTGACCGCAAATGACTATGAGACACTAATTCCAGCAAGAATTTACCCTGAAACCGAGTCAATATCGGTTTTTGGTGGTGAAGAACTGGTTCCACCTCAGTACGGGAAGGTTTTTATCAGCATAAAACCAAGATCAGGTGACTTTTTACCTAACTTAACTAAAGATAACATCAAAAATAAGTTAAAGAAGTATGCAGTAGCAGGAATTGTCCCAGAAATCCTCGATTTAAAATACCTATACGTAGAATGTACCTCTAAGGTTTATTATAATTCCAATTTAGCACCTTCTGGAGGGGTTGTTTCTAGCATTGTTCAGCAAAATTCCACCAAATACGCTGATTCTACTGAATTAAATAAGTATGGTGCAAGGTTTAAGTACAGTAAGTTCTTAAACATGATTGATAATAGTCATGATTCTATTACTTCTAACATAACAACCATTGAAATGCGTAGGGATTTGAGGGTAGTACTCAATGCTTTTGCTGAATACTCCATTGGATTCGGTAATGAGTTCTATATTAAGAGTATGAGTGGGTATAATATCAAGTCATCTGCATTTAGAGTAACAGGAATACAGGATAATGTCTACATTTCGGACATTCCTAACACTAATAGGGTAACTGGATCACTATTTTTGTTCACTTTACCTTCTTCTAACTCTACATCACCTACAGTTGTAAGAAGAAATGTCGGTACTATTGATTATCAGAAGGGAATTATCACTATTAACCCTATAGTTGTTCAATCTGGTAAGCAAAAAGACGGTCAAAGTATCATAGAAATGTCTGCATGTCCAAAATCTAACGACGTGGTTGGATTACAGGATCTTTATTTGCAACTAGATATAAGTAACAGTACATTTGAACCCATTGTGGACCAAATTTCGTCGGGTTTAAATCCATCAGCATCTAATTATACAGTATCTTCGAGTTTTGCAAACGGTAGTTTAGTCCGTGGCGGTGGTACGACTGCTGGAACTACATTAAATACTACATCAACCACAACAGGAACAACATACTAGAACTATAACATGACAGAAAAAAGAGTTCAATTTAGTAATATTGTCCAAAATCAGCTTCCTGCATATGTTAGGGCAGATTTTCCGTTAATATCTGACTTCCTAAAGCAATATTATATTGCTCAAGAGTTTCAATCAGGTCCGATTGACCTGATTCAGAATATTGATGAGTATGTAAAGGTTGATCAAACCACAAATCTTAATGAATCTGTTGTTCTAAGTACAGATATTGATGTAGATACTACCACAATTAGTGTAGATTTAATAAAATCTGAAAGAGGGACTGATGGATTCCCTGATACTTACGGATTATTAAAGATTAATGATGAAATAATAACTTATACTTCAAAAACTGATAATTCATTTGTTGGATGTGTTAGAGGATTTGCTGGTACAACTGATTATAAGAGTGAATCAAATCCAGATTCTTTAGTTTTTCAGACATCTGATGCAGCAACTCATACTAAAGGTTCTAATATTGTCAATTTAAGTTGTTTATTTCTTAAGCAATTTTTATTAAAGAGCAAATATCAATTATTACCAGGATTTGAAGGAAGAGCATTAAACGTAGATTTAGACCAAAATATTTTTATTAAACAGGCAAAAGATTTTTACTTAAGTAAGGGTACAGACAGATCTTTTGAGATTTTATTCAAGGCACTTTACAATGAAGATGTTAATGTAATTAAACCAAAAGACAGGTTATTTACACCATCTAATGCAGAGTATAGAATTACGAAGGACATAGTTGTAGAACCTGTTACAGGCGATCCTAGTGACCTTACAGAGGCAACCCTGTACCAAGATGCATATTCTGATACAATTGAAAAAGCATATGCTCCAATCACTTCAGTTGAACAAATCAGTGCTGGTGCTGGTCAAACGTTCTATAAACTTAGTATAGATAGCGGTTACAATAGAGATGTGAGAGTAGATGGCTCCATATATGGAACATTTGCTGTAAATCCAAAAACACAAATAATAGGGAAGGTATCTGTAGGAACTACAGTATTTGATGTAGATTCAACTATTAGTTTTCCAAATAGCGGTGAATTATATGTAACTTATGAAGATGAGAATGTTGGTGTTGTTTCTTATACATCTAAATCCATAACTCAGTTTTATGGTCTTACTAATGTTAATGGAACAATATTAGATGGAACTGTTGTTGGAATTAATACTTATGCATATGGAACTTCAGGAGTAGATGGATCAACTGTTAAGGTTAGAATTACATCTATACTAGAAAATTGCTCTTATCCTGATAACACTCTAGGACAAACTAAAAATTCAGTTGGAAAAATTAATACTTTAGGTTGTAGAAACAATTCTTTCAAATATACCGATTGGATTTACAACGTAGCACCGATTTATCAAATTAAAAGTTTTGAATTAATTGATGTATCGAATTTCACTTACAATGTTACATTAGACACTGATCATTATTTTAATATTGGAGATTCTGCTCAAATTATCACTTCAGGTGCAGAACTTGCAGAATCAATGACAACTAAAATTGTCAGCATCAATTCTGCAACATCTTTTAGTATTCAGGGACAGGGACAACTTCCTACTCAAGATACTTATAAAATTAAAAGACTAATATTACGTTGTATATCAAATTCCTTCCCAGAAGCTTCAATTTATTCGACAAACGTTCAAAACGTCTATAAAGATTCTGATAATTTATTAGTTGCATCTCCTTCTATACCTTCTTACCCTTCTCAACCAATTAATGCGTCTAACAGGGCAATTTCTTTCAAGGGAACCTTTGCTGGCGATGAATTTAACATCACCGATTTATCTGATGGTACAATTATTGACGATCATGGTTTCTATACTGGAGATGAAGTATATTACACTCCAGAAATAGTAAGTACAACTACAATTAGTCCTATTACAGGTCAGGCAGGTATTACTACTGCTATTAATTACTTACTTCCAAAAGAAGGTCTTTATTTTATAAAGAGAATAGATTCTAGAATAGTTCAATTTGCAGTAAGTACTTCTGACATCTATAATGGTAAGTTTATTAGCGTTCCTTCTACCACAGTAACGAATCAGGTAATAGAACCTTACAAGTTTAAGAATAAAACGTTAGAATCTCAAAAATTATTAAGAGAAATTTCTAATCCTGAAAATGGAGGCACTAAAACCAAAACTGAAGCAGGATTTACTGGTATTTTAATTAATGGAGTTGAAATCTTAAATTACAAATCTCCCGATATTATTCGATATGGTAAAATTGAAGAAATTGAGGTTTTAGCAGAAGGATCTGAATATGATTTAATTAATATACCCACTGTAAACATTACTGATGCAGTTGGTACAGGTGCAACAGGATATTTGGGTGTTTCTGGAAACTTAAAAGAACTTAGAATAAAAGACGCTGGTTATAACTATGCAAAAGCACCAACAGTAACTATTACAGGTGGTGGCGGTGATGGTGCTAAGGCTACCGCAAAAATGAAGTTGGTTAATAACGAACCATCATTCGTTGCTCAAGTTATTGAGGGTGTTGTTAATGTTGGATTGGGTGCAACTAACTCTACTATTGGGTTTAGTACTTTCCATAGATTTAATAATGCAGAAAAAGTAGTTTATATCTCAAACGGTCAAAAATCTGTTACTGGATTAAGTACTAATAACGTATATTATGCTGGATTAAAGAGTTCGACCAAAATTGCATTACATGCAACTGAAGAAGATGCAATTGTCGGTGTTAACACTATTACCTTAAGTGATTATGGTGTTGGTACTCAATTCATCAAGTCTTATGAGAAAAAATTAGCAGTAGATTCATTTATTATTAATGATAGTGGTTACGAATACAAAAATAATAGAACTTCTACTCTTCCCGTTGGCGTTAATACCTCAACGAATCAAATCAACATTGATAATCATCATTATGAGTCTGGTGATACTATTAAGTACACTACTCTTGGAACTAAGATTGATGGATTGGATGATGGATCTGAATATGTTGTAACTAAAGTTGATGATGATAATTTTAAACTTTCTGCACTAGGACCAATTGGTGATAAAACGTTTAATTATGATACTAATCAATATATTCAGTTTACAACAGTAGGTGTTGGAGTTCAACTCTTTAATTATCCAGATATTGTTGTATCTCTAAGTGATGATGCACAGGATATACAAGGAATCAAATATCCATGTGATATTGATCCTATTTTTAGAGGTAGTGTAAAATCTATCAATTTAACAAATAATGGTGTTGGATATGGTTCATCTGAAATCATTAATTTTGATAGACAACCATTAATTGAACTTTCTAAGACAGTAGATGCTCAATTAACTCCTATTGTTAATGATGGAAAAATAATTGAAGTATTTGTTAATTATCCTGGAACAGGATACTTTAGTCCTCCCGATTTAATTATAAACGGTGCTGGTATTGGTGCTGACCTTGTTCCTATTATTGAAAATGGAGCTATAAAAGAAGTTAGAGTTATTAATGAGGGAACAGGTTATGTTCAAAATACCACCAATATTTCAATAGTATCACCAGGAACGGGGGCAGAATTTAGAGCAAAGATTAAAGAATGGACATTAAATTTAGTTGAAAAGAATAAAGATAAATTTACTGCAGATGATGGATTCATTACTATTCCAAGGAATGTTGATTTTGGACTTCAGTATTCACACCTATATGCACCTAGAAAATTAAGAGGACAAACATTTGCTGTTGGTATTAATACAGTTACTGGTGATACCCTATATGGGCAGTCTGATTTACAAATTGTTAATGGCGAAGAAGCAACTTCACAATATCATTCTCCTATAATTGGTTGGGCATATGACGGCAACCCAATTTATGGTCCATATGGATACACCTCTGTAAGTGGTGGATCAGTTGGACAATTAAAATCTGGATATGAAATTCAAATATCAGATGAAAGACCTCCTCTTAATGTTTTCCCAGAAGGATTCTTTATTCAGGATTATACTTATGTTAAAACTACTGACGCATTAACTTTAGACGAAAATAATGGAAGATTCTGTATTACACCTGATTATCCATTAGGAACATATGCATATTTCTCAACCATTACACCAGGTCAACTATTAGATTCTGATGGACCTTTTGAAGGATTTAAGAGTCCTGTATTCCCTTACCTTATTGGAGATAGTTTCAACTCAAAAGTAAATACTTTTAATTTACAACGCCTATCAAATCAAGATAGTATAGATTTAAATGACACTAATTGGTCTAGAAATACAACTCCATATAATTTAATTGACGGAACACTACAATATGAATATGTTGCAATTCCCAATGATTTATCACAGACTGTTGATATTACTTCAGTAACTCCAGGTTCTGTTGATAAGATTGGTATTAATACTGGAGGTTATGATTATAAGGTAGGAGATTCTGTAGTATTTGATGAGACTGGTACAAAGGGTTATGGTGCTAATGCAAAAGTATCTTCTGTTAAAGGTCAGCAGGTTAAGTCTGTAAGTTTAGGAACAACAAGTATCGAAGGAGTTGAATTTTATTCATCAACTAATGGTACATATGAAGTTGTTGCCACAAATCCTCATGAATTTAAATTAAATGATAATATAATAGTTTCTGGTTTATCTACAACTTCTTCTAAATTAGAAGGTTCATATAATATAGGAATTACTACTGCAAACTATTCATTAACTGGAGCAGGATCTACTTCATCTGGAGTTGGTAATATTTCAGTAACTGGTATTGTCACTTACTTTAGTGTTGATGGTAATATCACGGCAAAACCAAATGATATATTTAAAATTGGTACAGAACAAATAAAAGTTCTAAATCCAGAACCAACTAAGTCTAGACTTAGAATTTTAAGAGGTCAGAATGGAACTGCAGGGTCTGCTCATACAGTAACAACAACTCTCTTTGAACAGCAAAGAAGATTAACTATAAATGCAGGATTCCATACGACAGACAGTATAAAACGCAATACTGAATTATATTTTGATCCTTCAGAGTCAGTTTCTGTTGGTCTTGGTGTAGGAACTACTTTATCATTCTCTAATCCTGGTGCAGGTATAAGTGAACTTTTTGTTCCTTCAAAATCAATATACATTCCAAATCATAATTTAGAAACTGGTGATGTATTAACATATTATCCAAATACTGGAACAGCACTTTCTGTAAGATATAATGAAAGTTCATCTATAGTTTCATTAACTAGTGGACAGACACTTTATGCTGCTAAAATTACTTCTGACTTAGTTGGTATAGCAACTGTATTTGTGGGAGTAGGAACTACAGGAACTTTCACTGGTATTGCAAGTGCATATAACAATTCTTCTACTCTATTCTTTACTGGAATTGGAACTGGTGTTTACCATAGTTTCAAAACTAACTACAATCCAATAACAGGTAATATTAAGAGAAATTTAGTAACAGTTTCAACTGCAAGCACTCATGGATTGGTTAGTGGTGATGTAACTGATATCGATATCAATGTTTCAGTTGGATCTACATTTATTGTTGCATATAATGATTACAATAGAAGAATTGTAATTAACCCAAGAGATTTTGGTGTTGCAAATGTTGACGTTGCTACGAATACAATAACTATACCTGCTCATGGTTACTTTACTGGACAGAAGGTTATTCACACTGCTGCAACTCCTTCTGCTGGATTAGAAGATAATGCAATTTATTATATTGTTGTAACAGGTGATAATACAATTAAACTTTCACAATCTTATTATGATGCTACTCTGCTAAAACCAAATGTATTAAACATTACTGGTGCTTCTAGTGGAACTATTAATCCTATCAATCCAGGAATCAGTGCATATAAGGATTCAGTCATTGATTTCAATCTTACAAATCCATCATTAGCATATTATAAGTTAACTGCACAATATTCTGCATTTGAGTTAGATTTCTATACTGATAAAGAAATGACCACTCTTTGGAATAAGAGTAGTGAAAGTAAAACGTTTGAAATCAATAGAAGAGGAAGCGTAGGTATTTCGACAAATGCTAATGTAACTGTAGCAGTTAATAAGAATACTCCATCTACTTTATACTACAAGTTTAATCCTATATTTGAATCAGATTTACCTGATGTTAAAAAGGAGATTGTAGTTGATACAGAAAATACTTCAAATAGTGAAGTTGAAGTAAAAGAGAGTTTGTATAATGGAAAACAGCAGGTTAGTGTTGGTATTGGTTCTACTAATTCATTTACATACACATTAACAGTTGATCCAGAAAAATCTTCTTATATTTCTTCTACATCGAAACTTGATTATACAACAAGTTCAAAAACTGCTCTCGGTGGAATATCTGATTTTAAAGTTCTTTATGGTGGCAGTAATTATTACAGTCTTCCTGGTATTTCTACTATTACTACGGATTTTGGAAAAGATGCCATTATAAATGCAGAAACTTCAACTATCGGTAAAATTAACAACACAGAATTAAGTAGTGTTGGATTTAACTTCCCTTCCGATAAAACTTTAAGACCATCTTTAAATTTACCACAAGTTATAGAGGTTGATACTCTTCAAGGAATTGAATCTGTAGGAATAACATCTGTTGGTCGTGGTTATTCGTCTGCACCTACATTATTAGTATTTGATGGCAAGACTAATGAAGAAGTAGATGGTATTGATTTAGCATATGATTTAGAATCTTCTACTGTAACTATTCTCTCTAATACTGCAGGGGTTAGTGATGCTTCTCCAACTATTCTACCTACTAAGAATAGTAATGGTGTAGGAATTAGCACTATTAGTTACAACAGTAGCAGTAAAGATGTAACTGTTAGTCTTGCAGTAGGATTCGGTACAGATGATACCTTCCCATTTGCTTATGGCGATAAAGTCATGATCGAAGGTGTTAGTGTAGGGGTTGGTTCAACAGGACAAGGATATAATTCAGAAAACTATGGTTATCAGTTATTCTCATTACTATCGGTTGCTAAAAATCCAGGTGGTATTGCAACAGTAAGATATGGTTTGAGTGAGTACTATCCTGATAGTATAGTAACACCAGGTAATATTGATATCTTCAATTCTGCTGGTAGAATTATTGCTGAAAAGGATTTCCCAAGTTTCGATGTCACATTAAAGTCAAAAGATTATTTTATTGGAGAAACAGTTAAATCTACATCTGCTTCTGGTACTGTCGAAGGTTGGAGTGCTGCAAATGGAATATTAAATGTTACTTCTAATACTAACTTTAAAGTTGGTGAACGTATTACTGGTGAAACTTCTAATAGTCAAGGTATAGCATCATCTGTAACTTCTTATGATTCTTATATCAATTTAGATTACTTCTCAATAGTTAAAAATGGTTGGCAGAGTGACTCTGGAGTTCTTAATAATAATATTCAAAGAGTTCAAGATAATCTGTATTATCAGAGGTTTGCATATTCATTAAAATCAAGAGTTCCATATTCTACATGGGAAGATGTTGTTGGTTCATTAAATCACACTTTAGGATTTAAAAACTTTGCGGATTTCCAAGCAGAATCTTCAAACATAGGATCATATGGAATAATTGGTAGTCAGGTCACCTTTAATGCTCCAGGTATTTCTACAACTAGTAGTTCTGGTGATTGGGTGCTTACAAGCACTGTAGGTAGTTCTAATGTGTCAAATTCTCCAATGACCATTGAACCTGCAGAACCTTCTGCTATTATTGATAGGATACAGGATGTAATTGGATATGCTAATTTAAATACGGTACAGGATTTTGAAATTGCTACTGAGAATGCTCTCAGTGTAGGTTCTCAATTAGTTTCTACGGAGTTAGTTCTATCTGGTGCTAGAGTTCTTACAGATTACTTTGAATCTATTGGTAACAGAGTTCTTTCGATTGATGATATTAGTAGTCAATTTAATAGCAATCCAAGAACAACAACATTTAGTGTTGTTAGTAAGTTTGATTTAGCAGATGTTAGATCTCTCAAATTTATTACTTACGTTAAAGATAAGAGATTCTTTAACACTAGACAATTAATGATTGTTGATTTAGTTCATGATAATTATATCGGATATTTAAACCAATATGGTAGAATTGAAAATGTTTATGATTTAGGATCATTTGATTTTAATATTACTGGAACAGAAGGAGAGTTACTATTCTATCCTAACAAATATCAGGTAAATGATTATGAAATTACCGCATTATCATATAATTTAAACGATAATCTATTAGGAGTAGGAAGTAGTGTATTTGGTGCTGCTGCAGAGGTTAAGACAAGTAGTGTAGAGATACCTGCTAATACACCTACAACAATTGTAAGTCTTGCAAGCACTTATCGTGCAGCAAAAGTTTTAGTATCACTTACTGCAGATACTGAAAAAATTGATGCTGGTGGAGAATTTGAATTTGACGAACTTAATGTTCTTAATGATGGAACAAATGTAGAGATAGTTGAGTATCCACAATTGATTACCAGTCCTGGTGCAACTAACCCAATACCTGGTTTTGGAACGTATTCTGGATATCTAGAAGGTAATTTATTAAAGATTGATTTCCATCCTCATAATAGTACTGCTGGTGTAGGAACTACTTCAATTGTTAATACTATTCAAGTTGCTATCAGTAGTGAGACTTCTACTGGAAGTGGTTCATTTGATTTAAAACATGCAAGAATTGAAGGTAAGTCAACAACTATAAGTGCTTCTGGATCTCCAACTGAAAATGTAATTGGAAGTTATCCTGATAACTATGATGCAGCATACTTTATTGTTCAGATATCTGATACCACTAATGACACGTATTACTTATCTGAAGTAATCGCTCTTGATGATTATGATGCGGATACTAGCACTGGAGATACTTATAATGCAGAATATGGTATCATTGAGTCTGTATCAGGTCTAGGAACCATTGGAACCCGTATAACAGGTTCTGTAGTTGAATTAGTATATACTCCACTTCCTAGTATTGATGCTCATGTCAATGTATTCATGAATGCATTAAGAATCCAAGATGATTCTAGAGATGTAATAAGTCTTGAGAATGGAACAATACAAACTGAGTATGGTGAGTATTTTGGTACTGAGAGAGATATTAAGAGAGCATTTGAATTAAAGCACCAAACAAACGATATCTTTAATAGAAGTTTTGATGGAAGCAGCACAAGTGTAATTGATTTGACTAAGAATACTATTCAGATGGCAAATCATTATTTTGTCACTGGAGAGGAACTTCAATACATTCATGCTGGTGCTGGTACTACTCAAGCACTTGGAATCGCATCCACAGATGGATTTGTAGGTGTAGGAACTACTGACAAATTACCATCATCAGTATTTGCAGTTAAGATTACTGAAGATAAAATCAAACTTGCAGCAACTGCGAAAGATGCCCTTATGGGAGTTGTTAATAATGTTGACTTTACTAGTGTTGGTATTGGTACATCTCATAGATTTGTTTC